TCTTATCGATTATTGGATATGCTGCTGCGGCTGGATATGCGATTCTTCGATTCGGATGCGACTTCTGGCTTCTATTCAACTACGTGCTCAGTGGAATCTCGGCCGTTGTCATGATCGCAGTATACTATAAATATAAAAAATGATGATTAAATCGAAAGAAATACTATATAAGAAAGCAAAGACAGGCGCTATACAACAGTGGCAAGTCTTCTATCAAGATGGTCAATATTGGACTGAACATGGACAGGTTGATGGAAAGATCACAGTAGGTGTTCCAACAGATTGTGAGGCAACCAATGTTGGTCGATCAAATGAGAGGAATGTATCGGCCCAGGCTGAATTCGTCGCTAATCGTAAGTGGGAAGATCGCCAAAAGTATGATGGTTACACGACCAATATCAACGATGTCGATAATGGAAAAGGTTACTTCGAATGCACGCTTGCTCATAAATGGGAAAAACATTATAAGAAGATGCCAGAGAAGATTATGGGTTCACCAAAACTTGATGGTCTTAGATGTATCATTACAAAGGATGGTGCCTTTACTCGTAATGGAAAACAGTATGTCACGACTAAATTCATCGAAGAAAGCCTGAAAGATTTCTTTGAGGAATACCCCGATATTGTACTTGATGGTGAATTATATTGTCATCGTCTTCATAATGATTTCAATAAGATTACATCTCTTGCTCGAAAGACAAAGGAAAAATCTATTAAGCCTGAAGACTGGGAGGAGATCAAAGACAAGTTGAAGTTATACATCTTTGACATCTACGATCAAAGTGAACCAGAGAAGGAATTTACCGACCGATACGATTTTATTCATTATGAATTTACAGATGAAGAATATATTGTTCCAGTTCCAAATGAAATGATCACACATGATCAGATCGAAGAATACCATGCAAAGTGTATTGAAGAGGGCTACGAAGGAATTATGTTGCGAGACCCATCTATGTTATATGAACATACTCGGTCTAAGAATCTTCTTAAATATAAGCAGTTCACAGATGATGAATTCAAGGTCATTGATATCACCGCGGGCAAAGGTATGCGAGCCACAATGGCAGGGCGAGTGCGATGTGTGACAAAGGATGGTGTAGAATTCGAAGCATCTATGCAAGGAACTCACGAATACTTTACAGAACTCTTAGTAAAGAGAAATGAATTCATCGGTCAGATGGCAACTATTCGATACCAGAATCTAACACCAGATGGAAAGCCTCGATTTGGAGTTATGGTTGATATTGGTCGAATAGATATATAATGAAAAAGTATAATTGCCTTTTATTCAATAATGAAATATGGTTATTGGAATTAAGAATCAAACACGACCTTGAGGTGTTTGATTATGTCGTTATATGTGAAGGTGATAAAACATACAGTGGCATGGAAAAGCCATATTACTTCGAAAGATATAAACATCTATTTGAAAAATATCTTGATAGGATTATCTATTTTAAGGTGCAATTACCCAAGGCAACCCGTGGCGACTTTAGATCGACAGTAAGCACGGGTAAATCCATCTTTGTTAAAACCAATAGATGGGAAGTAGAACATTATCATCGTTCAATCTTTAAAGAACATATACTCAATATTACTCAACCTGATGATCTGATAAGATTTAGCGATCTTGATGAGATTCAAAATAATAATGAGATAAATGAACACAAATGTGCAGATGATATTACTTTTTATCCATACCATAATTATTCAAATTTCATTAGTGAAAAGCCTCATGAGAAAACATGGATAGCACCTTTCGTGGCAAGCGCTCGGATTCTGGATAAGATACAACCTGGAGATTATAGAAAGATAGGTGGAAAAATGAGCAAGTATATCGTTCATCATATTTGTAATGAAAGATATTTAAGACACAATGATCCAATGGAAACGCCAATATATAATAAATATGAACTTCCTATTCAAGATGTGAAATTTCCCGATAGACATTGGGGTATACATTTGACAGCTGTCACAAAACATCTGAATTCAAGAGATAAGGCTCATTCTTTTTCTCATGCAGAGATAGATACAACACTTATCGCGATGCATGGTCGGTCACCTAATCCTGCTGAGGTAGAAAAGAATACTGAAAATATGATTTCCAAATATATCAATACAGAATTAATGATAAAGCCGCATAAATATATTCCAACGAAACTATTTAGCGATACTATCTTTGGCGGATTATATATGTAAAAGAATATATAAATAAATATTCCAGATTATGATAATATCAATTGACGAATATTTCCAAAAGCCAAATTCCACAGAATGGAAGGCACTACAACACATGAAGGAAATCGATAGGTTTGTTGATAGCCCTAATGTTTATATCGGATTCCCTTGGGCACAATACATTGATTCCTATATGCAACACGTCGGTGCCAGAGATTGTAAAAAATCTTATCAGACATACTGCGCTCTTCTGGTAGAATTAAAGAAAATACAAGCTCAACTGAAAGAGATGAAGGGTACATACAATAAGGTATTAACTGTTCATCAGCATGTGGCAATTACATCACCTTTTATTTACGAAAGATGCTTTAGTAAGTTCAGAGTTGATACAGTATTGTGGCCCCATCTATGTGATCGCTCTCTCGGTGTAGGAAATTATAATGAGAATAATTTATTTTATTCGAAAGCATGGGAGAATACTTTCAAGAGAAAACATAATGTGAAGCCTTATTATCTTCACCCTATTCAGATTGAAAAGCCTCTGAAAGAAAAAAAATATTTTAAGAAAAGAAAAAATTTATTTTGTTTTTCTGGTTGTGTTGATAGTGATATGTATATCGATGATGTTCGGTCGAAGATAGCCAAAGTAGAAAATAATATAAAGACTATTGATGGTTGGTATTATAGTAAGTTTCGAAAGGATGGCTTTGAATTGAATGAAACAAAGGGGAAAACTTTTGTGGATAGATCATATATAAAACAACTGTTGGACTCACATTTCTGTCTATGTCCAACAGGAACAGGTCATAACAGTATTCGCTTATGGGAGGCTATCAATGCAGGATCGATCCCTGTCTTCATTGATAATCTGCCCGAACTTTACCCAACACGTTCGTCGGTTCTAAAAGATAACTGTATTATAATAAAAAGTAAAGACCTTAATAATCTGAATAAAGTATTAGCGCCATATCTAAAAAAATCTAAACAGATGAGAGAAAATTTATTTAAAATAGCAAATGAAATAGTTGAAGAACCCGCACATCAATTATATACTGCATATATCACAGGATGAAGAAAAAATTATTCTTGAGTGTAACAGAGAAGGCATCCATTTATAATTCATCTAATTACAGGTGGAGAATTGAGAGAATTTTTAATGTAGTTGAAGATCTTGACGATGCAGAGGTCATCCTATTAACCGATCCGTTCTATCACCAACACGATTTCCTTCAAAGTAAACAAAAGATTAATGCCCAGCTCTATTCTTTTTCGGATGAACCTATATGGGATTTATATTCGAATGTGGTCACACCAGAGAAATTAAAAGAGAATGTGGTTGAATGGAACGGTCATAAGATAACACAGTTGAATCATTTTAATAGTGATGTCTTTGAATTCGACACAATACCATATTATCTCACTCATCACCCAGACATTGTGGCAAAATATATCACTATGGCGATGCAGTGGTCGAGCAAGACAGATAAAGAACTCGTTGATATATGGAAAAAGAGACCCATAAATATCCAGGCTCTCGTGGGTAAAGCAAATGGGAGATTCGAAAAAAAGGTATCAAAGATATTCGATGAATGTAATATGGTTCGTAGATCTAAGATAGCAGAAGAGATAGGAGAGGATAAAGAAAATCGCCTTGATGGAAAAGGATGGTCGAAACAGTCTGGTAAGACATGTGTTTCAAACGCAAGAGATAATAGATCATGGCACTATCATAAAATTAAATCCTGTATGAGTTCGCGGTATCTTCTTTCTATGGAGAATACCCTTGCGCCTAATTATATCACAGAGAAGATATTCGACGCAGTGTTCTCATTGAATGTACCTATCTTTAATTTCCCACCAGATCACAAGTTTCATAAATTAGGATTAAAAGGTATAAATATATTCGGTATTGATGATGTTAAAACCTATATAAATGACAGTGTACAGAAAGATAATTCTCAGATTGTTATAGAAAATTTAATACAAGGAAATAAAATATTAAAAAATATAGGAAATGATATGGTGGAAGAGTCCACACAGAGAATAGAAAAATTAAATAAAAAATTAAATGGGTGAATTATCTACATCAACAGCTGGTATCTTTATAAATGATATTGGTGATATAAATCATATATCTTTTAATTCAGAAAATGAAAAAGAATCAAATTCTATATGTCCACAAAATGGTAGAATGAGACATTGGTATAATTTAGATCACGATGAACACTATATGGAAGGTGGATCAATAAATGCCGATGTATATAGAAAATCCTTTGAAAAACATTTTGGAGAATTAAAGGAAGGTGACAAGATTATGGAATTTGGTTGCTCTTCGGGTAGATTGATTCGATGGTTTGAACCCGAAGCATCGAGAGGTGTGGACGTTTGGGGTGTGGATATAGATGGCCCTGCCATCGCTTGGGCCCAACAAAATTTACCTAGTAATCTGAATTTCTTTATGAATACTACTTTGCCACATCTACCATTCCGAGATGATTCTCTTAATTTTATCTTTGCAGAATCTGTGTTTACTCATATCGGCGAACTGGCGGATGCATGGCTTCTAGAATTAGCACGAGTAATGAATAAAGACAGAGGATTGGCTATCATATCGATTAATGATCAATATGCGCTCGATGAAGTCAAAAGATTGAACCCTGAAGAGACTGATGAAAATAGTAATAAAAAATATACAGGTCCTTTGAAGGCGCTGAGACTCATTAAAGATTTAAAAGACCCTTTTGGAAAATTAACATTCAATGATGGGCCATGGCTAACTGGTGTGTGGTATTCAAATGAATTTATTCTCTCTAGACTTAATAAAATTTTCAACATCATCGAAATTATTCCTAAATATCACGGCATGTATCAAACTGCTTACTTACTTAGTATTAAATAATGAAATTTCATCCCGTCCACTCTTGTTACATAGATGATGAAGACCTCTTATACTTTGATGTTTTCATCAAAGATAATCTGCTGTGTGTAGTAAAGCCACTTTATTACAAGCCCACACCAAGGCTAGAAAGCTGGCAGATAAGAGTAAATGGCGCGTGTGTTAAATTGTTTGAAAATAAAATATCCTTAAATTGGCGAACAGAAACAGAGAATGGCGAACCTTCTTGGATAACAAAGTATGAGATACCCGGCAAGGCCCAAGATGTTTACGATGTCGCCATCAAGGTGAAAGAAATAACTTCCTCATTTCAATTGGTTCCTCACAGAGAAGAGAAAAAATTATTTTCCGTAGCGACTTTATTTAAATATGACATTGAAGAATATGGAAGATGGTATGATTATTATAAGAGGCAGGGTGTAGATAATTTTTATGTTTATTATAATGGTACGTTGAATGATGCGCAGAAAGACATCATTGATAGAGATGATGTCACGGTGATTAATTGGGATTTTCGTTATGTGAATTTCCCTTTATTGCAAAAACCACCAAAAGATTCACACTATAAGTATGGACATCATGCACAGCCACCGCAGATAAACCATGCTTTTCATCTATTCAATGATGATTATATGTTATTCTGTGATTTCGATGAATATCTTGAATGGCCACATGGCACATTAAGAGATATGATCATTGAACACCCCGACATAGATATCTTTGGCTTCAGAAACTGCTGGGCCAAGGACAAGATGATTTTGGGAGGTATATGCCACGATGATCCATTAGATTATCCCATGAGAGCCAAGAACATATATAAGACAAAAACTTATAAGAATGCAGTCAAGATTCACAGCCCTGCGATTATGACAGGCTATAATATGAAGACCGATCTCAATATGTATCACTTCCATGAGACAAATGAATCAAAGAGGTTGTTTGAAAATAAAAATATCTGCTCGCCACTTGATTATAAAAATTATAAATATCTTGAATGGTAGATGATAAGAGAAAGTGTGTTTTTATACACATTCCAAAGTGCGCAGGTAATTCAATCGTGAATGCATTTGGTAGTGATGTTCATAGCCACCAGCCAGCCAATTATTACTGGCGAGAGAAAAAAATACAGAATTACTATCTCTTCTCCTTTGTACGTAATCCTTGGGATAGATTCCTTAGCGCTTATCTGTTCTTGAAAGATGGAGGAATAAATGATGTGGATAAATTGGCGCAGAAGAATCTAATTAAAGGAAGAGACTTCGAAGAATTTTTATTAGACACTCCGGTACATGAAATTCTTCAGCAAGTGCATTTCAAAAGACTGACACATTTCTTGAATAGAAAAGTTGATTTTGTTGGAAAATATGAAAATTTGGATGTGGATTTTAAACAACTATTGATAAATATAAAAGCAGATGATATAGAACTGCCACATCTTAATGCTACCCGTAATAAGAAACATTATACAGAATATTATAATGATAGGACTATTAAAGCTATAAGAAAACTTTACTTCAGAGATATAAAATTATTCAATTACGAATTTGGAAAATGAGAATAAAAAAATGATTTTATCAGATAAGTACAAATTTATATTCATTAGACAGCAGAAGATAGGTGGTGCTACAATGGAGAAAAATGGGATTGCTGTAATCGATCCAAACTATATTAAATTTACTGAGAATGAGGTCAGACCCATCACTCGCGACGACCCAAATCATTTGTGCGTCGGCTCGATAGAAAAATTGGTTGAGCAGCATAAATTTGATACTTACTTTAGATTTACTTTTACACGAAACCCTTGGGCAAGGCTTGTCTCTATATATTTTCACATGAACCAAGGTGCAAGTGAAAAAATGTGGAAGAAAAAATATCATCCTAAAGATTTTTCGCCTTATAGAAAATCATTTGATCAATTTATAAAAGAATGCGATGATAAATTATGGGCTAATTCTTTTCTTCCCATGAAAGAATTTGCAGGAGATGTGGATTTCATCGGCATGACAGAGAATCTACAAGAGGACTTTAATTATGTGTGTGATTGCATAGGTGCACCCAAACAAGATATTGGATGGGGAAATAAAGGAAACCATAAGCCTTATGTGGAATACTATACAGATGAGACGAGAGAAATAGTTGCACAAAGATATGCAGAGGATATAAAAATGTTTAATTATGAGTTTGGAAAATGAGGTAAAAATATTATCGGATAATTCGGTTTATAGGGTAACAGATTTGATACACCAAAGAGGTGTGAGATGGGAAAAAGATAGGGCAGAGATACTATCTAATCCAAAGTTTAAAGACACCATAATGTTTGATTATCTTATGGAAAAAGAAAAAGAGTGGGACTATGCTCTTCTCAAAAGTCTTATAGAGAAACACACAAAGAAATATAACTATCCCATTCCAGAAGAAAATGAATTGGTCGTACATCTTAGAATGGGTGATGTTGTGGGAGAAGGAGATTGTTGTCCCGGCTTCGAAGCAATCAATAATATGTACAAAGGGTTTTGGGATAATCTAAATGCTGATCAATTTGATAAGGTAACCTTTGTCGTGGCCCTACACTTCGGCGCAAATGATTTGACTGGACAGTATTACTATTCCGACAAGGTAAAGGATGATAACTTTACTATCTTAGAGAATATCAAGAAGCAAACGGAGGATGTCGGAAAGGAAATGAACATATATTCGTCGAGTGAACCCGATAAAGATATCTGTTACATGACTCATGCTAGACATTATATGAAGAGTATGAGTGAATTATCTACAATTGTAAGTAAGTGTATGATAAATGATTCTGATGTATATGTGATTAAATCATATAAATAGAACCATGGCTACATATAGAAATTTATTTATCGACCAGGGATCAGATTTTAATGTCACAATCGATCTCGCTCCAATAGTAGGTTCATTAGTTCTAACGAATTATACAGGAAGAGGACAGATTAGAAAGACATATAATTCAAGTACAAAGACTGATTTTACAGTCACCCTTGATAGTGTCAATAGAGAATTAGTTTGTAACATCGCCGCGGCACAGACAGCCTTATTAAAGTCTGGGAGATATGTTTATGATCTCGAAATACTTTCATCTGATTCGCCATCAATCATCACACGAGTGATTGAAGGACAGGTAGATGTCACCCCTCGTGTGACACTTGGAGCGTAATATAAATAAAACCATGGCTAAACCAAATTCAAGACAAGATTTAATTGACTATTGCATGCGCTCATTGGGTGCACCCGTGATCGAAATCAATGTAGACGAAGATCAGGTTTCTGATCGCATAGATGAGGCGATTCAATTTTATCAAGAATATCATTCGGATGCCGTTGTAAGAACCTATCGTAAACACCAGGTTACACAGAACGATATAGATAATCGATATATCTCGCTACCAGATGATATGCTTTTTGTGAATAGAGTTTTTCCTATCGATGGTGGAACAACTGGTACGGGAATGTTCTCAGTGGACTATCAGATTCATCTTAATGATATATTTGATCTTCAGAATGCCGGTGGATTATTAACCTATGAGATGACTCAACAATATCTTTCATTGATCGACCGACAGATTAGTGGTATGCAACACATCTCAACATTCACAAGACATGCAAACAGATTATCAATTGAGATTGATTGGGAAGCAAATGTTTCTGTGGGTGCGTATATCATTATTGAGGGTTATCAATCACTCGATCCCGAAACATACACAGAGGTTTATAATGATAGATTCCTCAAGAAATATACTACGGCACTTATTAAAAGACAATGGGGCTTGAATCTAATTAAATTTGAAGGTATGCAGCTTCCAGGTGGAGTTACTTTAAATGGTCGCCAAATTTACGACGACGCTGTACAAGATATTGAAAAGATCGAAGAACAAATGCAACTCACCTACGAGATGCCTCCTCACTTCTTTGTTGGATAAATAATGATATGCCAAGAAACGTATATTTCAGTCACGGAACAAATTCTGAACAAAGAATTTACGAAGATATAATTATCGAAGGTCTCCGAATATACGGTCATGATGTATACTATCTTCCTCGTAAGATAATTAAAGAAGACGGTATCTTCAACGAGGCTTCTCTATCGGAATTTGGTTCCTCGTACATGATCGAGGCTTATGTAGAGAATGTCGATGGCTTCGAGGGTGAAGGTGATCTTCTATCCAAGTTTGGATTAGAGATAAGAGACCAAGCCACATTGGTAGTTTCAAATAAGAGATGGGAACAGCTCGTCGGTAGATTCCAGAATCCTGTCGAGGCTCGACCACAAGAAGGTGATATTATCTTCTTCCCAATGGTGAACACCATGTTTGAAATCAAATATGTCGAACAGGAAACACCATTCTATCAATTACAAAATCTTCCTGTATTCAAACTAAAGATAGAAGCCTTTGAATATGGTAATGAGGCAATCGATACAGGTGTTGAAGAGATCGATGCATTCGAAAGCCAATTTGGCGCACGAACACGATTGATCACTGGCGCGACAACAGAATTCGCCGTTGGAGATGATGTCACACAGGCGCAAGGGTCGCTCACTATAAATGGTGAAGTCGCAGAACTCATTGGTGATAATGGTTCGCCCGCGGGCTCGATCATTGATGTAACTGGAATAAGTGCCGACGATGGTTCTAATTCCAACTTCAAGGCTACTACTGGTTCAGACGGCAACCTTGTTAATGTTTCATCGGGTGCAGTTACTCCAATTCTTTCCATTGATACCTTTAAGCCTATAGATGACAGTGATACTTACAGAACCGATCAGAGTGAAGAGTTTGAAGACATTGGTAATAATTTCATCGATTTCTCAGAATTAAACCCATTTGGAATACCCGACAATGCTTAGCGGAACACATTTTTATAATCAGACAATAAGAAAATCCGTTGCTGTGTTCGGAACGATATTTAATAATGTTCGCATCCGAAAATATAATAGCACGGAAGAAAGGGTACCAGTCTCTTATGGGCCAAGACAAAAGTTCCTTGCAAGGATAGAATCAGATAGAAGAGATGAAGCAGTAGCGATCAAAGTTCCAAGGATGAGCTTTGAAATTACTGATATATCTTATGATTCTTCTGCAAGTTTAAATAAGAACAATAAGATATATTTCAATGATACCGCTGACGGTAAAGATGTCATAAATCAAAGTGTACCTTATACACTAGGTATACAATTAAATATTCTTTCTAAGACTCAAGATGAAGCGCTTCAAATTATGGAGCAGATTCTTCCTACATTTACGCCAGAATATACCGTGGCTATTAAAGATATGAATGGTCCTGGTTCATCAACTGATGTGCCAATTATCCTTGAAGGTGTTTCTTTTCAAGATGAATACGAAGGAGATTTCGAAACAAGGAGAACAATCGTTCATAGCCTTGATTTCAAAATGAAAATCAGGTTCTATGGACTAACTACAACCAAGCCACTTATCAAGACTGTTGAAGCAGATTTCTTTGATGCAACCGTGGAAGCCCGCCCTTCAGAAGCAATCGATAGAGTTAAGGTCACAACAGGAGCATCTGATACGCCAGATAGCTTCACAGCAATAACAACATTTGGCTTTGATGATTAATAAAAACTGTATAAATAAACAAAGAAAGATTTAACTAAAACATATGAGCGCTATTATAACCCCAACATTTAGAAGAAACGCTGTCAGAGATTTTAAGGCTGGCGTCGATGACATCAATAATAATTACTACATAGGTATCGGAAGACTTATCCCCTGGCCCAATATTGCAGGAGACCCTCCTATATCAGAAGAGAGCACACTGTTCAGTGAACCACTTCCACAAGTAACCCTTGCAGAAGAGGAGGATGTCCGCAGAGAATTGATGACCTTAGTCACAGTTGACACAATGGAGACAATGATTCCCAAAAATATATGGGCTACAGGCAGAAGATATAAGAGATATGATCCAACCGATCCTCTTACATTCGAACTTGAGGGTGAGCTTTATCCATCAGTGGCAGTAAGTGATGATAAGATTTATCTTTGCATACAGAATGGTGAACAAAGTAATGCTGCGGGGCCGTCGACAAATGAGCCCCAAGTTGATAATGTAACATTCCAAGCTAATAATCAAAAGGTTGGCAATGATAGGGGCGATGGTTATATTTGGGTGTATTTAGCGGCACTATCAGCTAATTCTAAATTAGACAATGATCAATTCGTGAGTATTTCAGACGGGGCATTATCGGATGGAACTGAAATAGCAGCTGCCGCGGCAGCGACTGGCGGTTTGATCTATGACTATAAAATTGATGAAACAATATCAAACATCGATCCTAGTAGTCTTACTCTTGTTCTTGAAGGCATTGATGCACTCGGTGCTAAGATTGCCGATGTCAATATTGTAGATCAAGGGGCTGTTCACTCAGATTTTGAGATTGAAGGATTAATCACCGACACCAGAATTAACGCAATCAGATATGCTGCGTTGGACTACTCAACCGCGCCCGCATTATATAAGAAAGCATCCATCACCGCTTATGATGAAAGTGTTCCAGGCACTCGAACAAAGATTGATGGAATTAGGATAACTCCACTTGTTGCGCCTGTTGAAGGGTTTGGATATGATATCAAAGCTCATACTCCAGCACAATATGTGGGTCTTCATTCAAGATTTGCTGAAGGCGTTGATGGTGAGGCACTCACGGCTGTTGCATATAGACAGATTTCGATCATTAAAAATCCATCAAGAAGATCAGACCAAAGCCCCGATAATGTCCCCAATGATGATATATCTTTGCGATACACAGACGAGGGAGCAATTGATTGTTTAGATTATATTCAATTAGCTCCACAGGATGTAAACCTTCAAGGGTTTGATACTGGAACAATTATGGAGCAGGAAGTTTCAGGTGCCAAAGCTTCTATCGTTCATGTTGATATTGGTGCTAAAAAGGTTTATTTCCAACAGCAAGATCAACATAATACAAATTTCTTGCCGTTCGATACTACAAATAATATTACTATCGATGTAGGAGGTACAGTCACTACTTTGGATGGGGCCGATATCACATCGATTGAGTCGAGCGAATATATCCACGATACAGGCGAAGTCCTTTTTATAGATAATAGGAGACGGATTAATAGAAATAATGACCAGATTGAAGACCTTAGAATTATCATACAATTCTAATTCAATTATAATTAAATAAAGATAATATGCCGAATAATATTACAACATACAATCAAACACCATACGTCGATGATTTTCAATCGACGAATGTGGCTGGAGAAAAGACACCGGAAGAGAAAAATTATCTAAGAATTCTTTATAAACCAGGTGTCTCGGTTCAAGCTAGAGAGCTTAACCAAATGCAGTCAATGCTTCAATCACAGATCGATTCTCTGGGTCGATCAACATTTGAAGATGGTGCACCTGTTGTTGCTGGAGAAAAACAGTTTGATGATAAGATTTACGCAGTGGATGTTGATTTGTCTGATGCTATTTTTGTCGGGGTGAACAGGACGCACTATCTCGATAATCTCACAACATTACAGTATCAAGTCAATGATAGTCCTGTTGTTGTAAGCTACATAAATGCGACAGTATTGAAATATGAAGAACTTGCTTCTGGTAATGTAAGATTTTTCATAAGATATGATAATACATATCAAGATGCATCGGCTAATAATGTTGAGTCATTTCCGATGTCGGGTGGGGCTCTTTATTATGCAGGGGAAAATGATATTAAAGATCCTGTTTCAGAAGAGTTGACTGATGTTGAACTTTCTGGCCGCGGCTCATTGGCAGGTGCAGCCTCTTTGCCGCCAACATCATTTTTCCCAATACAGAATAGTGGTTCAATTGGTTCCATTGTTGCAACACACCAAGCGGTTATCGCTAAAGTAGACACAGGGGTATTCTTTGTAAAAGGAGAATTTGTATTAAGTGATGAACAGTCGATCTATCTTGTAAAACCCGAAAATGATTATCTAGTCAATGGTAAACTTGCTTTCAGAGTAAATGAAAACATAATAACACCAGCTGATGATGATGATCTTTATGATAATGCTCAAGGGTATCCTAATTTTAAGGCTCCTGGTGCAGACAGATATTCAATCGAACTTGAACTCATTTTCCTCAGTGAAGGTTATACAAGTGCTAATGATATTGCGTTTGTTGAGGATAATAAACGCTACGATGACATTGAAAATAAATATATCAATTGCATCTCCCTTGCAGATATAAATGAAGGCGACGAAATATTCTCATTTATCCAAGAAATCGAAGATGGTAAAGATAGAATCGGTGTATCAGAAGTTTTAGGTGATAATATTGTTAATACACTTGCACAAAGAACGGATGAGGAGAGCGGTGATTATGCCGTCGAGCCTTTTGTTATTGATGTTAGAGAATATTATAATGATATTGATAATTCTGAAAATCGAGGATTATATACCGAGCAACAGATTCGTGATGCTGGTATCACTGTTAAACAAGGAGATATTTCTGGCATTGTGCCAACCACCGCAGACGTAATAATTAGTGATGGTACAACTCAGAGCGATGTTGTAAAATACGGTGAATCTAGATTCTCCATCGGTATTGAACCTTCTGTCGCTTATGTAGAAGGCTTCAGAGTTGAAGCAAAAGAAAGAATTGATATTCCTGTTGAGAAGGCACGCAGAACAGAAGAAAATGATGTTGACGCGGTTGTCACTGCAGAATTGGGTTCATATATCGAAGGTGGCGACGAAGCTTTGAAGGGAACGCCCCAATTAGGAATCGATGTCACGCAATCGAGCTCGGGCGCAACAGCTAAAGTAAGAGGTATCGAAAAAGTCGGTGATAAATTTAGATTGTATGTTTATAATGTAAGTGGTTCATTCAATGACACAGATAATATCACTGGCCCTAGTTTCGCCTTTGAACCATCAAGTACAATCATTGAGACCGCTATTTCCCAGAGTTTCATTACCCTTCCTTATCAAAATATATCTAATGTAGATGCAGCTGAATGTACATTTAAGATGAGAGAAATGTCTACTGGAACAGTAGCAGGTGATACAGTTATCATTGATGCAACTACTAATTCAGATCAAAGAATTTTCACAGATGAGAGCGGAGAAAGTTATATTATTCAGAAAGGTACAGCTGGAGCTGCCGATAATGTTATCATTCCCCAAAGTGCCAGCATCCCCAGTGTCGATGCAGGAAGAAAGGTCATTCTGAATTTATCATCGGGTCATGGATTGGTCGATAGTAGTACTGTAAATGTATTAAATTCTTTTGAGATCACCATTGCCGCTAAAACAAAAACATCTTCAAATGGTACTAAAACATTCACGAATACACTTGATGATACATTCAGTGGATTGGGAAAAGTTGATGCATATGAAATTGTAAGCGCAATATACTTCTCTGATGACAGTAGTCCCGCGAACGGTGTATTAGATGAAGATGCCTCCCCGCCCGAAGTTGCCGTAGATATCACAAGTGATATCGAACTGGATGATGGCCAAAGAGACGGTATTTACAAAGAATCGAAGGTTAGATATACAGGTGGAATAGACCTCAGTGATAAAACAGTAATAATTACATTTAAATATTTTAGCCGTGGTGGTTTAGGTTCTTTTTATAGCAAAAACTCATATGCGGCCGCCACCATCGATTATGAAGATATCCCCTCATATAGAGATATCAGACTCAGCGATATCCTTGATTTCCGCGGAGATGAATCTGGTTTTCAGGTAAACGGCTTAACCACATTCTTCGATCCAAATAGTGTTGTAGAAGCAAAAGTAAATTACTATCTCAATAGAATTGATGTTGTTATTGTAAATACACTTGGAGAATTTAAGGTCATACAAGGCACTCCTGGTCTATATCCAAATCAACCAAGTATACCAGACAATGCGATGCATCTCTATACTGTCAATGTTCCTGCTTATACTTTTGATATTAAAGATATCGATAATGAGTACATTGACAATAGAAGATATACAATGAGAGATATTGGCGAACTTGAATCTCGCATTAAGAATATCGAATATTTTCAGACCATGTCTTTATTGGAACAGGATGCTAATCAAAAAGACATTGTTGATGGCGTGACCAATATGGATAGATTTAAGAATGGAATCGTAGTTGATAGTTTCCTCGGTCATGGTACAGCAGATACCCTCGACCCAGGTTGCCTGGTTTCTATTGATAAGGTCGAAGGTCTAATGAGACCTACATTTAGCGAATCGAATGATAGATTTGTATTGACTAACCCTATCCAAAATGGTATTCATCCAGATGGCATGGCTACCCTTCCAATCGATTATTCTACCGACGAAGTCACCTTTATCAATCAAGATAAGGCTAGTGTACACATGAGTGTTAATCCTTATGCCGTTGCCGCATGGTGGGGAGAGCTTAAACTATCTCCTTCATCTGATCAATGGAAAGAAACTAGTCAACGACCCGATGTTATTGTTAATAGAGAAAACGACGCGGCTGTATTAAGAAATATCAGAAATGCTGTGAGAGCACAGGGAACACAATGGGGTTCTTGGAGAACAAATTGGGTTGGAAGATTTAGATGGACACGGACTTCACGGTGGCGCCGACGTGGCAGAGGTCGCAGACTCTTTATCGGTTCGAGATTCGGTAGATCGGTTAGAGTTGGACTTAGAACCACAGCAAGTATCGAAACAGTAAGAAGCACAGTTAATAATAAAATTGTCGATACATCTTTTGTTCCATTCATAAGATCGAGGAGAGTATATTTTACAGGTAAATTATTCAGACCGAACACTAAATTACATCTTTACTTCGATGGTGTTGATATATCTTCATACGCAACTAAAGCTCCCTTTGTTGAATTTAAGAACAATAGAGATACTAGAAATTTCTTGAATCAAGATGCTACTCAGATATTCACATCGTTGGGTGCAAGACAAGAATTAATAACTGATGAGTCAGGTAGCATTACGGGTTACTTTGTTATTCCAAATAATTCTGCCAATAAATTCAGAACAGGAGAGCGAGAAGTTATTCTCAATGATTCTGCTATTGGAGCAAAAGCAGATGATTCTACAACTTCTGCATCAGTGGATTATAGTGCGACAGGTGTGGTCCAACATAGACAAAGAACAGTTGTTTCAACCAGAAGAGTGCGATTCAGAAGAGACTGGGTTGTCCGTAGAAGAAATATTAGAATTCGTAGAAGAAGATGGAGAGATCCATTGGCTCAATCATTTATGATTGGTGAAATTGAAACTGGTTTATTTGCAACATCTGTGGATTTATATTTCCAAAGGAAATCTAATAGTGTACCTGTTCAGATGTACGTTGTAACGACCGATAATGGTTATCCTTCACAGGAAATCATACCTGGTAGTGAAATAACTTTAATGCCCGAAGAGGTCAATATCGACGATGAGAAGGCAACAGCAGCAACAAACTTCAGATTCGATTCACCTATCTATCTTTCACCTGGCGTCGAATACGCAATCGTTGTACTATCTAATGATGATAATTACAGAATGTGGCTTTCAGATATAGGTAAAGAAGATGTCAATGGTGGAGGAATGATCGTGAAGAATCCATACACAGGTGTTATGTTCAAATCACAGAATGCTTCTACATGGACTGCAGATCAGAATAAAGACTTCAAGTTTAAGATGAATCGAGCCAAGTTTGCGACTCAAACCAAGGAATATAATTTTGATGTTCTATTATCAGATGATTCACCTGCACCTGCGCCAACTACATTCTCTCAATTGATGCTTCAATCGGAAGATGTAAATCTACCTCAAACATCAGTTAGATATCAATTATCTATTGATGGAACAAACTATGTTGATATTGAAGCAGCCGAAGAATACTACGAAGGTGGAACAATTGATTCTAATATAAAACTTAAAGCAACATTATCAAGTACATCTGATTTTGTAACACCTCTACTTGATCTTGATAGATTATCTCTTGCTGGGGTTGGCAATATTGTGAATGGCGAATCTGCCTTGGAAGTAGATGGGGTTGATACAGAATTAGATGCTAATCATGGTACAGCAGAGGCAAGATATATTACACAAGAAATTTCTCTGGCCAATGCTGCTGATCAAATTACAACATATCTGGATATTAATCGTCCTAGTGCGGGTTCAAATGTTAGAGTTTATATTAGAACAAAAACGGGTGAAGAAAGTATTTCAGAGAATACATTCATTAGAGTACTTCCTAAAAATGGAAATGCAATTCCTGTGAGTGGTGACAGAGATGAATTCAACGAAGTCGAATTCGAAGCTCCGAATCTTGATTTATTCTCATCATTCCAATTGAAAATTGTTATATGCGCTGATGATGCTGAATATGTACCTGTTGTGAAAAGTTTGAGATCGGTTGCAACAACTTAAACATGACTGAGACAGAATATATTCCCATCGAAGATAATCCATCACTGGTAAAAGATACTAGAAGCGGTGCTATCATAAATATAAGCGAGAGTGGCTACCGAGCCGCTTTGCTTAGAAAAGAAAGAGCCAAGCAGGATATTAAGCTTAGACACGATGTTGATGAATTAAAAACAATGGTGGAATTGATACTAAAAAAATTAGATAAATAAGAATATGGCACACATAAGCATAAATAAACAATATATTGTAGCTGGAGAGAGTTTTATTCTTACGCTTGATGATTATCAAGGTGAAATAGGAACTCAACATACATATGAAATCAGTGGTACAGGAATTACTGCGGCAGATCATTTTGTGGGTGAAAGTGCCCTTACTGGTACTCTCACAATTGGTGCTTCTAAAAGCATAACAAAGGAATTCAAGACTACCACCACATTTCCAGCTGGCGAGAATTTCATTCCTGTAACAATTGCACTCACTTCAACTGCATCGAATAATATCACACTAAAGGTTTATTCACCTAATCATTTTACCAGAGTCGAAAACAGTGATAAGGTTGATCTTGGAGATACATTTGATCAGTGGAGAAAAAAGACAAATGGGTTCATCGCTAGACTAGATACATTAGAAAATAATGTATATCAATATAAGCAACAGACAATTATTGCCGATGGCGCCACTTCATCATATCACCTGAATTTCGATATCGATAATGAACTGGCGGTCTGGTTTGATGTTCACATTGATGGAATATCACAAGATAGTTCATCTTCATATACCGTCGATAATGTTAGTAATTCAATAATATTCTCCACAATCCCACCTCTAGGGTCAAGTATCCATATTGTCCATAAAGCGGATATAACAATGACTTCGTTTGATCTGACCGATGACCTCGCTGATAGCGGTTGGATACCTAGACAGATTCAGCTTGTAAATACAGACAATACAATTTCAGAAGGATTTGTATTCTTCAAACCTGCACTCTAATAAAATGCCAAGTTCAAAAATAATACTCACTAAAACGAATAGACCAAATGCGACACCCCACCCAAGTGATCTTGACTCTGGTGAATTAGCTATCAATTACAATGATGGTTTATTATTTTTCAAAAACAATGATAACAGGATATCCATTCTGGCTTCTAGTAAAAGTTTTTCCCAGTTAAGTAGACACGTTGCTAATAGAGAAAATCCACACCAAGTAAATAAAAAAGATGTTGGATTAGAATTTGCAGAGAATACCTCCGATGCGGACAAAGAGATTTCCACTGCCACACAGGAGGCTCTGAGTAAAAAAGTAGATATATCAACTCTAAATGCCGAGTATTATGATAAGGATGAGACAACTGGTCAAATAAAAAATAAATTTGATGCGATTGGCGTCAATGTTGCTATACCTAATGTAAATTATCCAGCTGGACATTTAAATTATGCAAAGAGCAATAATTTATTTACTTTTACACAACCCACAATTCCGACTCTATCCGATCTTGGTGGTCTTGGAGTTGATAGTATTACAATCACACAGCCTCTTCCGGCGGGTGGTTCGGGCGTTCTATACTATCAAGGTGCTGGTCAATTCATGCATGATGCACCAACGATTGATGGTCTTGGAGGATATGCAAAGACTGAAATAGGTTTAGGTTATAAGACAGCAGATCAGAAATCGGATGGAACTTTAACATATGATGATGGATTTTTCACATATGATACACCCAAGATCGGTGGATTAACTGGGGGAAAGATAACACTAAGTGGTGAAAATCTAGAAATAGATGGTTACGCAACAGATGCTGAGCTAGAAGAGCTTGCCACTCAAGAGCAACAAGATGTCTCAAATCTTCAAGCGCAGATAACATCTAATGACACTGATATCGCCAACCTTAAATCTGCGGATTTAAATCTTCAATCGCAGATATCATCTAATGATACTGATATCGCGGCTCTATCAGGTCGCATTGGGGCCAATGATACCGATATCTTCGAAATAGAAGCTCGCATTAGAAGCAATGATACCGATATCTCCGCTCTATCAGGTCGCATTACAAACAATGTTAACGATATCTCAAGTCTTCAATCGCAGATCGGTGCATCAACAAATGAAGATGACATCACGAATCTTCAAGGTCAATACTCAAGTCTTCAAACGCAGATAACAGGTAATGGTGGTAACATCACAAATCTTCAAACGCAGATAACAAGCAATGATGCTGATATCGCCGCGATTCAAGAGAATGTAAACTCCAATATACGAGTCATCGTGGCGAATGGAGGCAAAATAACAACTAATCGAAATGCCATAGCAGCGGCTGAGACTGCCATAGTAGCGGCTGAGGCGAATATCTCCAATCTACAAACTAGAGTAACAGGTAATGAAAATGGCATCGTCAGCCTTCAGTCAAATAAGGTGGCAAATTTGGGAGCTGTGACAGGGATTCAACAATTAACTCAAGCAGCTTATGATGAACTTACACCAGATGCTTCCACAGTTTACATCATTGTTGGATAATTATGATATTAAATAATCTTAAAGGTAAAGTATTTGCGGGAACTCAAGAAGTCACGCAAATATATCAAGGCACTGTTCCTTTATGGGTAGATGAGGTAATTGATCTTAATCTACCCACACAGATCGCGTTTCTATTTGATACTACTTATAGTATGCAGCGATATCTTAGTGGCTTCCGAGCGCTTGCCAACGCGATAGCACAAAAATCTGTCGAACTTAACGGTGATGATGCTGATATTCAGTTTGCCTTGGTGGGTTATAAAGACGAAAATGATGCGAAGACCCCGAGCTTGGATTTTACCAACATAGATAATCTTCAATCAAATATACCTACAGTTACAAGTGGAGGTGGCGACGTTCCCGAAGACGGTTACGGTGCGATAGTTTATGCTTGCACCAAGTTTAGTTGGGACCCTACATATAACCATTCTGTATTTCTCTTTAGTGGTGCGGGTAGCCATCAGAGAGGTGCCACGAAAGCATCCGCGATTAGTCATTTAAACTCTATAAATGCTGGCTTTTATTTTGGAACCGTTAATAATTCCGGGTATGCCGACGTCGCGGCTGCTACCGGTGGATTCAGATTTACTTCAATCGATAATTTTACTAGCCAAATTGGGGCGTAGGCTGCAGCAAGATAGAATATGTATCATTTAATTTTTAAAAAAGAAACAGACGCATGGAAAAGGTCTCTTAAAGAAGGGAAGAAATTTCCAAAGAAAATAGACCCCAATGTGTGTAATAGATTCGAAATGTCTTTCGGATATGTAACCAGACCAATTTTAACACCAGAGAATGATTACGTTCTTCCCATAGAAAAGTACAAGTTGACTAAAAAAGAAGAGGACGAAAAAATCATATACCCATACTAAATCTTATAAATAGAATCATGGCCCTTACAAGAAATACAACCTCGATTGCAAAGAAGACCTCAGGCAATTCCGCAACTTTTGTTACAGGCGGGACCACAGATCCAAATAGAGTAGTAAAATGGGATAGTAAAGGAAATGCTATTTCGAGTGGTTACGTAATGACAAATGATGACTTTGGTGGAAGCTTGGCCGCAAGCACATCTAAGATACCAACTCAGGCTGCCGTCAATGCCCTAATTAATACTAGATTAGGAACAACTGATGGAGCACAGTTAGGCGAAGTAAAGATCAATCCTGTAAATAACCCTGCGGCTGCTGGCGGTGGAATCAGTATCTCGGCCATCGTAAATGGTGAACAGACAATAACATATACACCGCCTGATGCTCTTACTGCTGATCAGATTGATAATACAGGTTTCGAATCTGGTGAATTTGCTGCTTTTAATGCCGATGGTAATCTCATAACATCAAACATGAAGAAGTCTATTACAATAGATTCGTCTTCAACTGATAATACATTTCCCACAACAAAGGCTACCTTTAAATATGGACGGAATATACCCGCAAATAGATTACTTGGTGTAGATAGTAACATCACTCATGGTGATTTTCTTTCCTACAATTCTGCAACTGGAGGTTTCGAAGCCAACACCGCATCAGTAACCAATCATAAATTATTTAGTTCAACTCATACAGATGTGGCAACTAATATTACCCCATCCTATGGTGATTCAATGTACTATGATGGTACAGAATGGACTACAGGTAACTTTGGTAATTGGGGTGCTGATATGGAATACCGTGGCATCACTAGTCAGACAGGTGCGACGTTTAATGAATTATCATATTCAAGTGCAGAGACAACCGTAAGAAAATTCATTTTTGATTCTGGGTTCGCTGATGCAATGCCAAATGGAAGTGCAGCCGCGCCGAGCTCGGGTTCTAATCTATCAGGCAATTTCTCTACAAAAACCACAAATAATATAACAACAGTAACAGTTAGTGGTGTAAGTGTCTATGGAATTTACCGATCACAAGAGAATGGAATCTATGTTTATGATTCAGCACAAAAGGTTTGGTATAATTCATCCCATCCTATTGCCGACCGGCGCGGATACTTTTATTATAATACATCATTAAATCGATGGCAATTCGGAAATACCTTGAACGATGTCAAGCATGTGCCCGGTGAAACTAATGGACATTTCATGAATCCGAGTACCACTGAAGCACAAGGTTTTTGGGGCATTCAAGATAACACTACATCGCATTGGTTCTCGATCAATGGCCCATCCGCGAACCGCTTTTTAGAAACATCCAATACGGGTGGAACTGCTTCTTATGTAGTTAGTAGCGCTCAAACCCAAGCTTCATCTCCATTAGGTTTTTCTACAATAAATGGCGATAATGATGCCACAAGCAATGCCGACGCTTATACATTATCAGGTAAGATTCAATTTCCTATTAGGGGTTTAAGTGGAACAGGACTTGTAAATTCAAGAATCCGAGGAGTATATATCAAGGCTCGAGTCTTCATGTACGCGAGCCTCGACGAGCGCGAAGCAGAAATATATGCAACATATCCAGACGGTTCAAGGCAGCCATTATTGAATACTGATAAAGAATCATATATACCTGGCGTTATAACCACAAACGTTGGGCAGACAGTATTTGTTCCTATTAATGAAGGACAGTCTCAATTACAAATAGAATTCAATCTTGATAAGTCAACGGGAGAAGGTCTTTCTTTCGAAATCGTTGGGGCCTTGTGCACTAAGAGTGTTGAATTGAGCCCAGAGGTTGATCACATTCAGATCGTGGGTTCTAAGACTACTAAAGCATCCACGCTGGGATATATTGATTCCAGTGACACTTCCTATGCTGATCGATCAGATATCTGGTCTTCTCAAACACCAACCTCTGAGGTTTCTGATAATTGGTCTGATGTTTTACCAATTACAATTCCAGATAATGTTTCAAAGACTATTATCAGATGTGTAAATAGTTGGGCCAATCTACCAACTATAAATAGTGAAGATCACGACAGCATAGAAATTATAGTTGATTGGGATGCACAAACAATTAGTGGTACATATGTCACCGATTATGAAAATGGCGAGACTGGTTTTTTATATGAAACTAATTTAGTTGGTGAAAAATCATTCACTGTCGAAGACGCTGGCAATCTGACCCCTCCCATAAAATTTGAGATTAGTGGGAGAGATATTGTTAAATTGCCTTCGCCACAACACACACAAACATATGCTAATTTCGCCACTTCTTATAACATCGATAATTATAAGACAATCGCTTCTACTACCAAAAGGTTAGCAGAAGGGTTTACAACTGTAGGTACAACTGGTACCGCTGAGACTGATGGATATCTCATAGTGGAAGGCAATTTCGATCCATCTGGCGATATAGATGGCTTCAAGGTTACTATTGGAACCGAGGTCTTCTTAAATCGTAATTATGGCTGGGCCGGAAACAATGGTCGTGAGACTATAACACTACCCATTGCCTCTGGCGAATCTTGGAGTGTTGAGATTGGTGATGACGCCTCCGCGCCAAGTGGAATAACATTCGATGTAAGATTTAAGGCAAAGGCAATAGAATCCCACGGCAGAGATGGTATAGATGGTGTCCCAGGTGCAACAGGCCCACAAGGCCCTCAAGGGTTAACAGGCGCTGCAGGACCTACAGGTGCAACAGGCTCACAAGGCCCTCAAGGTCTTAGGGGTTATACGGGTGCAACAGGCCCTCAAGGTGTTAAAGGTAATACGGGTGCTAAAGGTGATACAGGTAATACAGGCTCAACAGGTCCCCGAGGCCCGCAAGGTGCTATAGGCACTCAAGGTATTCAAGGTATTGCGGGTGTTAAAGGTGATACGGGTGCAACAGGGCCGCGAGGTTATACAGGCCCAGCAGGTCCACAAGGTCCAGCAGGGGAGAACGCAGTAAATCCAATCGTTGTTTTTACAGGGGCCGACCTATTAAATAAGAACCGCCGCAATGGGATAGTGCCAATGTCTTTCAATAGCAGCTTGACTCCATCAAACACATTCACATTCAACACTACGAGCTCTTCCACTAATAAAGTTATGGTATTGAGTGCAGGAACTTATAGATTTCATATGTATGCGACGGTGAAAGAGAGCAATGATAACGACGGTGCCAGCGACTATTATAATGTCCATGCGAAGATCGCGACGCCAAATGATGCCGGCACTATACAGACATTATACACGATGAGTACCAGATACGTACCGCTGGGAACGACGACGCGCTTTAATTATTCAGAATATCGATACAACTGCACCGCAGATACGGTGTTGTGGATGGAGACCGAGTATCCCAGCAGCGGGAGTAATTGTTCTATAACTTTGAAAAACATAAAGTGTGTTGTGGAAAGAATAGGCGGCGCTCAACATATTGGTTAGCATGAACCCAACAAAAAAGCCCCATCACTATGATGGGGCTTGAGTAGGTAAGATTAATCTACCTGTGGGCGTTTCTTTACCGCGGGCTTCTTTTTAACTGCAGGCTTCTTTTTAGGCTTAGCCTTAGCCTTGAGATCAGCGATCTCTTTTTGAGCTGCTTCATAAAGCTCAACCGCATCTTCAACTGCACGGTTAACCTTTGTTGCGTTATTGCGAGAAACTAGCAGACCTGCTATGAATCCTGCAATGATTAGTACGAATGCTTCGATCATTATCTTTTTATTGTTTATTTGTTGTATATACCTTGTAGGTAAGATTCAAACTGCTCGATCTTTTGAAGACGAGAGGGCCATAGGATATATTCCTTTTCTGGGTTGGCTTTAAGATTATTCAAGAGGGGCTGAATAGCATTGTAAAGATTGTCAACTTTTTCTTGTGTTGCCGTCGCACTCTGTGTTGCTTGTGTTGCCTGTTGATAGGAATGAAGTTCTGTTTCATCAACTGCTGTGAAACCAAAATCGAATATTTCTTCGTTCATTAGTTATTTCTATTGTTATTAATAGCTTCATCAATCTTTGGGGTAACCTTATGACCGACGTGCTCATTGAATACGAGAGGGCCGCGAGAACGTCCCATACGTTTTGTTTTAGTTGGATTTGGCGCTCTTAGATCTACACCGGGTTTTGCTCTTTTACTCATAGTTTTTTTATTTATACTCCGCCCAAATTCTATTTTCTATGCATTTCGCTTTATGAACATTATTAATTTTATGGAATGTGAAATGATCGTGAGCATTGGGAAACCAAAGCTCTAATTGTTCTAGGAAGGTGATTTTGTTTCTCTCCGCGGCTACGTATGTGCCATTACAAGAATTAAAACCTCTATTATGCTTTATTTCTATCCCCAGCTCTATTGCATATAAAGAAACATTCACATCTGGCCGCTTTACATCTTGATATATTGGACACTTCTTCATCTTTTCCACAATGCTTTTATGCATTAAATATCCTGCACCTCCATGTGCTATTACAGGTGCACCAAGGTGAGCATTCGAATTCACAATCTCGCCGTTTATAATATCTTTATCAAAATAATTTTTTTTAACAAATGAATTTAGTCTAACCTCATTAACATATGTATCATTATCTACAAAGAAATAGTAATCATAATTATTATATCTATCATCTTCAAGTAATATATTAAATACTCTAGCATTCTTATCGACACACGATCTATAATCATTATGTTCGGATGCTTTGACTATGTTTTTATCGGGGTCATTATGATCAGAATAGTACATATGATCTATCCTTTTACCCCAGGTTTGTTCAATGGCTTCATATCTCTCTTGCTGGTTCTCTGTATGTAATATACAACAAAGAATTTTATGCTCGTCATCTAATCTTTCTGACTTATAATGATTATAGTATGCTTTATCCCCTTTATCACAAAGATATGTGGTGACTTCATGAGTTGGAGTCCATATACAACCATTATGATGCGACCATGCCAAATCACCACCAAACCAATCAGATTTGACGGCCTCTTCACATAGTGGCAATAAGATTGATGTTTTGCAGAATGTTTTTAAATAGCCTACCTCCGCAAGTATTCTGTGATTATCATTTGGATGAATTGTAAATGATTCTCTATATATTCGCCTCTGAACTATTTGCGGTAATGAGATATTATCATAATCGCCTTTCTCACTTACATAATTTATAAAATCTTTTAAATTGCAATGTTTACCTAAATTTATATATTCATCAATGTCAAGCATCGCGATCCAGTCACTATCTATCTTCTGATCAATATGATGTCTCATTGCCTTAAATTGTACCAAAGGATATTTGAATGAGTGATCTACATTATATTCAAAGGGGATAAATGTAACATTTGGATACTTATCATTTATTTCTTCCAAGATAGAATTAATTTCTTCTTCAGTCCATTCAAGGAAATGATCTACATGAGGTTTCAAGTCCCATCTCTTAGATGTTTCACCAGAACATCCTTTATCACCAAATATTTGTTTTGCAAAAGAACTTTCTTTATTTAAATATGCTTCGGGGTCAGAAGCCAGACTGAAACCATTATTATAAAAATAGATATGATCTACCCCTAAATTAAGATTATATTTTATCCAATCTTCTATATGGTAGAAGTCTAGTCTGGGAGCAAAAACTGTTATTAAATTTATCCTCATTCGCCTTTATTTATATTCCGCTTAAACTCTATTCTACCTCTTCTTTATACATGATTAAATTATATAATTGTTCTGGTGATTCTCTCATAACCAACATTATAGTATGACATATCGATATACATAATGATATTGTCAGAATAAATGGTAATGCTAGAAGCACAAATATATATGCTAGTATTTTTTTCATTATAGTATTATCTCATATTTTCGAAAGGATGTCAACAATATCTTTGTTTTAGATGATCCCAGGCATCACCATTTTCGATCTCGGATGGTAGCCACTGACAGTATGATGTATCATATGCCCACTGTTCTCGGCACGGGGTTGGAGGATTATCGATGTTGGAGAAGTCGTTTTGCATCGCGATGTCCCAAACCATAGAACCATGATCTAGATTAATTACTGGAGTTCCTTCTAATATAGCATCAACACCGCTATTACTATTAATCGTAACAACAACCTTTGCCTTTCTTATAGCTTCTGCAATAGGAATATTCGTGTCAGTGTAATGAACTCCAGCTAATTCCCCCCATGTATTCTTTCTGTGAGGATGATCTCGAACGTGTATCGGCAAATCTGTATTCTTTTTGATCTCGTTAATAATTCGCTGATAGTTAACATTAACGTGATTTAATGAATTGTCACCTCTGATTTGCAATGTGAGTAGAATGTGATCACCAATAGGATTCCATTCTTTCATTCTTCCATCGTTAAAGTGTTTATTCCATCTGTCAGACGGCATATTCTTATTATAGAATTCTCCACGATTATTCAGATCGTTATAGCCAAGAGAGAACCATTTAAACCGATCTTCGAAATATGATCTTTCCATTAGGAGAAAGTCTTTATTGCCGCGGCGAAGACGCTTTGCATCTCTCATTCCCCATACCAATGTAAGATCTGATTCAAAATCTGGAGAGATTCTGCTTTTTAATTCAGCTGTAACACCGTGTCGCTTCAGTCCACTGATGAATTGCTTCGCAGTATCAGTTTGATGAGTCTGGGTCGAGTTTGCATAGCATGTTATTTTCATATTTCTTTAAGCCTTTACAAAAAACAGTCCATGCTCTCTAATAAAATTCCTATCTAACGTACTCTCTTTACATATCAATTGTGTAACATCGCTATCTAGCTTAAATCCGTAAGATTCAAAAACGCTGATCCAATATTCAGCTGTTTTCAAGTTGACATGGTGATAACCTCTTTTGCCTGGAGGAGCATGAGTAACTAAAGCATATTTGCATTTAGAAAAATCATTCATATAATTGTCTTTATATGTTTCTTCGACATGCTCAAGAAATTCAGTAGACCAGCCTAAATCATATTCGCCTTCGATCAACGACTTGCCTTGAGTATAGTCGTGGATTGTGACTGAGTCGTGATTTCTTTTTACAGTGTAATCTCCGTCAATTCCTAAGTATGCGATGCTTCTTTCATCACACAGCGTTTTCATTTCTCCTAATCCACATCCAACATCTAGCATGGAGTTTATAGAAAATTTCTGGCAAATTGCATTTAATGCTCCGCTATCAATGTGGTTACGATTTCCGTGGCCTCCCAAATGAGTTGGTAAGCCGCTTATTTCATGCGGGGTTTCTTTAGGTCGTTTATTCATATTAATAATATTTGCCTTGGTATGGTTTGCGGTGCAGTGCTTGCATCGATCGTGCACTTTCAAAATCCGCATTGGCAACTACAATACAATCAATATATTCATAACCCAATTCATTAGCGATATTCCATCTATTCGAACCGCCCCAAACAGTATACTGTCTGACACTCAGATCATCATTATCTTTATCAAAGGGGAGTTCACATAGTTTATCCTTATGTTTTTCCTTTTCTTTAACCAAATCATTTCGAGTTGCATCTACAACTATCAGAGGAAAATGAAGACCATTCTTTTTTATATCTTCTTTAATCGGTTCATAGAATTCTTTATTTCTATGTGTTTTAGCGATTGGAACAGAAGCCCATAAATCAGAAACTTTTAATGTTATCACTTTTATATTATTCCATTCCAAACCATAAAATTTTGATTTAAGTGTTTTCATATGTATTATTTATATAAATATATTCTATATGTAGTTCGCGGGTCAATCCAAGAACACATAGATTCTCTTAGCTTTATTTATATAAATATATTATATGACTATTTTACCTATATGTCGCCCAGGGCCTTTCATTGATTATTCAAATCGAACATTTATTGAAGAGCCATCAAGAGCGCAAAACTTTATTGATCCTATTAATGGTGCATGTGATGAATCTGAACACTGGAAGTGGAGATACTATCTAAGAGAACAGAAATATAATTTCAGTTATGATGGTGGTAGACAATTATCCGGTGATGATGCGGCGTATCATACCTTTGCCAACAGAAAAGCAACAGACGCCCGGGTATCAGAAAGTAAAAAACTTACAGATGAAGATTCTGTTTTATTTGAGGCAGGATGGTCATATATCGCACCTATTGATCTTGAATGGGAGATGATATATAAGTGCAAGAATTCGGGCACCCTTGGACTTCATGGTTGTTTTGCTAAGTATTCATATCCAGGTTTAACACTAGCAGATGGTCAGGTCGTTGTCGAAGATGTGGATAATGGGGAAGTAAATCAAATAGCAAGAAGAGTAAAGGTCACTCTGCCCAAGACTGTCTTTCCGAGACCAGTGAGTATGCTGATTTATGCAAATGTCGGCGAGGATATCGGAGCTGGAGCAGAAATTGAATTCACCTGGCGATTCGGCCCAGTTGGTTCTTTTGCGGATTAATCCATAATGTTTCTTTCTATTTGGTTATCTGAGAATTCATTTCTCCAACCAAATAGAACATACTTCTCCAGCGCAAACTTCTCCATTAACATAACTCTTCTTCTTAAAGATTTTGTGTATATGGATTTTCTACCTACGCTTGGTGCATCACCCAAACACATTGTATCTTCATTTTCATTAAATGAATAGAAATGGTCGGCAGAAAAACTCTTTGAATTGTAACTGAGTTCTATACAGATTGCCTCTTCTTTGGTGAAAGGTCTGTCATACTGTGAACCATATTCTTTTACGTGTTTATCACCAATTATTCTTATATTGGAATTTGCTGGCTTATATTGGATGATCTTATCTTTGAATTTATTATCAAAGAAAGCGCTTATGACTTCATAAAAATTGTGTCTTAATGATACAGTATCATGTAGCATCAAGTATTGATCATCTCTTATTAATTCATGTTCATTATACATGTTAAGGATGTTATATGCACCCATATCATAAGAGTTGAATTCATTGCCAACATGAACAACTTCTGCTTCTATATCAGTATCAAGAATCTCTTTCAGTGGTATTAACCTTGGTGCTGATTTTTCAACATCATTATCAACTACAATGATGTTCTTCCACAATTCTCTTTTTAAGTCAGAGTCTTTTACCGACTCAAAGAACATGAGAAGAGGTTTTCTATAAGAAATGTGAGTATTAACTACAAACTTCACTTGTAAAATGGTGGAGGTGGCTGGAGTCGAACCAGCGTGCTACTCGCTAGGAGTAGTCGATTCCAATTCACCCCCATTGGATTCTTTCATCAATTCTTTTATTTTAGCAACAACTTCATCATGTGACCATTTTGCTTCTGTATCACCCAGAGCATGTCGGAACTCCATAATAGAATAGATAGCTCTTGTATACCTTTGGGTGGCTTCATCTAATTCTGACTGAAGTGTTTTTTTAGTTTTCTTTCTTTCTTTCATTATATTATATAGGATTTAATATTTCATCATCATATGAAGTGTAGTTACTAGCA